TTGTTCGGGAAGACCACGCGGCCATTCGCCAAGGCTCCGTTCGCCACTTCCACGTAGCCATCGGCCTTCGCGTTCTCGATTTGCGCGGTTTCGGGGTCCTCGACGGCGTTCTTTTCGGCCACGATCCGCCGATTCGACAGCATGTTGAGGGCTTTGCTCTTGCGCTTGTTGATCGCGTCTTGAATCGGGATCGCATTGAGCACCGGCCCGAACGGTTCGCCGTTCTTTTTGCGGTCGGCAATGAACGGCACCCAGGGAAAGGTGTTGTGCTGGCGCGGGGATTGCCGGTGAAACAGCAACACACCACCCAAAAACATCCCGCACCACATCTGATCGACGATTTTGGGCTTCGTGACGTAGGCCGACTTCGGCACCGCCTTCTGAATCTGCTTCAGCGCGTCCTTCCCAATCGGCACGGTGATCGCCGTCAGCCCGTCCGGGGTAAACACTTGGTACCGTTTCATCTTCCGCCGGTACCAGAACTCCACCGGACGCACGCGGTCCCGGTCAGGGTCCATAAACACCATGAGCGGGTCGTTCCGTAGCGCGGGGTCGATGCCTAAATCCCCGTCAACGAGGTAATCCCGCGTATAGACCGCCTTGGTGATCTCGGCTTCCTTCTCAGGCGCGAGCGCAATCGCGTCTTCCAGGTCGATCCACTTGCTATGGCAGATGTATTTGCAGTCGGCGAGGTTGGATTTCTTGAAATACGGGTCGGGAAAGATGTAGAAGGGGTTTTCGACCTCTTCGTAAATGCGCGGCTGGCCTAATTCGTTCTCGCCCACATCGATACGGAGCCAGCCCCAGCCTCCGGTGATGCCATCCTTGGCAATATCCGGTTCCAAAAACTCATACCCGTTATCCTGGTCCACAAAGCGGTCCAGGTCCGCAATCACCGCCGCCGTTTCATCGTCCGACGGGGTATTGCGGCCTAGAAAGGTGGTCGTTTGCTGAGTGGCGATGAATTGCCCGATGAGCCGGTCACTGTACGGACGGATTTCGTTCTGGACGGTCGCCGGTTGCCCGCGTTCCCGCAGTTCTTCCAGCTCTGCCGCTGTCCATTGGTCGCCTTCGCGGTAGCGGTAGCACTGCGAGGCATGTTCGCGCCAGGTCCGCATGACCGGATTCCGCACGGCTTCCTGAAACATGCCGATGGCTCGGCGGACAACCGTGCGGTCGTCTTCACGCGGCAATTCGGATTGCAGAATTTTGGAGGGAGCTGCGATGAGATCGGAGGTATTCGGAGAGAACGCCACCCACGCCCCGCAGCACCGGGAGCCTCGCAGGAGGGAAACGGCGCTACTGTAGCGATACTATATTTCCTGGTCTAGTGTCAAGGATGTGCTGCCATCATCCATGCACCTTAATCGGCTTTTCGAGGTCCCTCGGCATTTCCGCCAGCACGCCCCGCACCACCAGCACCCGGCAAATCGCCACGTAACTCCCCCGCACCTGCCGGTAGAGCGCCAACAGTTCTTCCTCTTCGGCGTTTTTGGGGAGAACCATCTGATTCATCGCGGCGGACATAGGGTGCGTAATTGTCTCCGGCACAAACTCAGCGTCACCATCATCGCATTTTCGTAGTCTTGGACCGACAATGACCGTTGGCATCTTGGACAGGGATATTGACTATGAATGGCTTCATGGTACTTTCGGCACTCTCGTTCCATCACGCCACCCGCCATGACACGCCCCGTTGCCGTTTCAGCCGATGCAACCGTGCCGCCAGCGGCATGATCGAACAATGATGATTCAACAGCCACAGCGCCATGATGTAGGCGTCCGCCTTGTTCGGCGATTTCGTCAGCGGCGGCACATCGGGAATCCCCGACGAACTCCCTTTGCCTTGCACTTTGATCTTTCCTTCGACCGGCGCCCACCGGATCGAGGTCAATTCCGCCACCAGCTCGTCATCGATCACCGGACGGCCCATGTCGTCAGGGTAGGCGATGCACGGCGTCTTCGCTTCCATGAAGGCTTCCCGCGCTTCCCACCAAATCTGATCGCGCAGCCGGTGAAACCGTTGCGGGTCCAGCGCCCGTTCACTGACGTTGATCGGATAACAGCGGGGAATCTGCTGGACGTTCACCAAATGATCGTACACCCCCTGCCCCACGCCGATATAGTCTACCCCAATCGCGCATTCCTGCTCATCCCCCAGGTTCATCAACTCCTGCTTCAACTCCCACGCCACCGATTGCGCCAACTGGGTCGTATTCTGATACTCGATCTGCTTCAGGCTCATCAGCTTCCGCCCGCGCATCACCACAATCACCGACGGATCGCCCCCGTTGCACCCGCCCGCATCCACCGCAATCACCAGCGGATCGCCCGGCAGCGGCACCACTTCACGCTCCGCCGCATCCATCACGGCTTCATACGAAATGAGGGTATTACTCGATTGATTCGGCGGCAGACCCTTCACGCGCACACGGTAAAAGTCCGAATCCTTCCCGTACTTCTTCGCCAACTGCACCTGGGCGTCTTCGTTGAACCACCCGAACCGCGCCGGTTTCTCCAGCTTCTCCCGCCGCAAGTCCTCCCCATCCCAATGCAAGCACACCCACATCTCCCGATTGCGCTGGTGCGTCTCCATCGCAAACCCGCTCCGCTTCGTCGGGTTGAAAATCACAATCGCCATCGACAGCGGATCGGTCATGCCGCCTTCAATCGGCTCCATCACCGCATCCTGAACCCCGCTCGCTTCATCGATCTGATACATGACCCCCAGCGCATGAATCCCCGCCAGCACCACCTTCAACTCATCGGGGTTCGCATGCGGCTGCACCGTCCTCGGCTCAATCCTCGATGCCTCCCCGCGCTTCCCATCTTCCTTCAAGAAAATCCGGTTGCTTTGCTTCTCGAAAATCTCCCCCAGGATCGGGTTCCGCTGAATCCACGCCCCGAACTCCGGCCACAACGACGAATGCAACTGAGGCCCCGCCGGAGCGGTACACACCACCTTGGGCCGGTACGCCTGCAACGCAAACAGGTAATGCAACCCGCACAATGAAATCGTGGCACCCTTCCCGACGCCCTGCCCCGCCATGATCGAGATGCCGATCTTCTTCGCGTACCGCTGCTCCTCGTCCGTCATCGGCACGCCCTTGTACCGCTTCATCTTCGCGCCCAGGAGCTTCCCGTACTCCACCCAAAATCGCTCTTGGCCCGACCACGGATCAAATTGCGCCCCCCCGAACGTCCGCGCCCAATGGATCGGTTCCTCGACCCACCGCACCGCCTCGTCTTCCTGGCGCTTCGTGACCCCCTGCCCCATCCCCTAGCACCCCTTCTTTTTCCCCGCCCGCTTCATCGGCTTCGCCTTCGCCATCGTCCCCTCACCCCCCTTCCGTCATCCCCGGCGGTATAAACTGGTGGACCTCAATATCCCCCTTCGCTTTCCGCTCATGCCACGCCATCACCTTCCCCATCCCCTGCCGCAACAACGACACGCACGCCTCCCGCTGCTCTATCGGCCCCGCTACCTCCACATCCCCGTTCCGCTTCCGCACCACCACGCACAACTCCGCTACCGCTTCAGGCAGAAACGGCAACTCCACCCGCGTCCGCCGCTGCCTCGGCACCCCCGCCTTCTCAATACTGAAAAAGGGCCGCTTCCCCATCACTCACCAACTCTTCGCCTGCGGATTACACGACCCCACGCACAACGGCTCCGTCTCAAACGTGATGGTATGATGCACCTTCTTGTAATTCCCCACCGGCGCATCCTCCTTCGTCTGCCACTGCAATCCGCACCCGCTCACCAGCATCCCCAGCACTCCCACCAATACCAGCATTCCCATGAGACACCCCCTTTTCTGGATCATGAAAATTTTCCCCCCACCCCCCTCAGCTAACGCCCCACCCCCGTTTTTAATTCGAGGATATTGGGGGCGGGAGCTAATCGACACCTTCAACGCGCTGGTCCCCCCGTACCCCGGCATTTTCCTCCACTGAAATCGCTGCCGGCATCGCCTCGGCTTGCTCTGGCTCATGTCCCGCTCCCAACTTAGGAGCGCGACTCTGCGCTTTATCGCCAGGTTGCGGGCTAGTGAATGCGCGCTCTACTGCCGTAGCCATGATTTTGCCCATCATCGAGACGTTGGAGGTAGATTGCCCTCGCTCAAGCCGCTCTTTGTCGTATGCAGTCCCGAATATGTTGTTGACGGTATTGAGCACACTCGCCTTTGCCCTATCATCGAGTGAGGCAAAAACGCCATCCCCCAGTAGATGATCAAGGGCCTGTTCCTGCACTGCGAGAGCTTTGCCTTGGAGTGCGGCGAATAGGTCAGCGCGGTCCTCCTTGTACTTGGCAATCTGTTTGCGCTCGATATCTTTGCGCTTGAGGAATTGCCACACAGCCGAGTGATCGACGCCTTGGTGCTTGGCAATATCGGCAGGGCAGACACCGAGAGAGGCAAGCTCTTGCACTTTGCGCTCGTTGAGCTTGCGATTATGAGCGGGTTTGTTGGTCTTACGAGACTTGCGGGAGGATGGGGTAGCGGACGGATTGCCGGTAGCCATGACGACTAGCTTATACCGATAATGCTGTGTAGAGGCAATATCAGTACAATACCAATACTGACTCTTAACTCTTAAATACAAAATACAAAGACTCTCTTATCCTCTCCCTCCTATATGGTTCCCTCCCCTTCTCTCTCGCCGCCTGTCGGCGGCTCATTGCCCCCCCCGCGTTTCGCGCTGTTGGTGTCCCGTAATACCCCAAACTGGACTTATTCACAGGGTTAAAATGGGACAGTGGGAAATGAGGAAATACAATGGTTTATGCAATCTTGAGAATGTTCTCAAAAAGAGCAGTGG